AGGCGCTGTGGTATATGGGGCAGGCCTTTTACTTAATGTACTGGGTGGCGCGACCACAGCCTTAGGGAAATTTGCTGTAGAAGCATTGAGCAAGGAATTAGAAAAAACAATAGTTGCATTTGGTAAAGCTAGCTCAGGTGGAGCATTATTTGCAGACGGAATGACTGGACTGAGAGATGCCGCCAAAAATGCCGGTCTAACTATAGAACAGTTTTCTGAAACAATACAGAGACAAAGTGCAAACATTGCCGCCGCTGGTCTAAGTGTACCACAAGGAGTTAAACGGCTAGGTAACGCTCTAAGGGCAGGTGGTGATGAGTTACGTGGTAACTTAATTAATCTTGGATTTTCTATAGCAGAACAAGGTGACCTAGTAGCAGAAACAATGGCGCTAATGAGACAGAGTGGACAACCACTGCGAGCAAACGGAACACAGATAGCAGTACAAACAGAAAGGTATGCAGAAAATCTTAGGATAATTGCCGCAATAACAGGTGAAGATGCTAAGAAAAAAATGGCACAAACCAGAGAAATAACTAACCAGCTGGCATTCCAACAAAAACTAGCAGGTATGGACGAAGATCAAAGAATAAAGATCATTAATGGTATGGCAAATATGCCAGCGGCCCTACAGAAAAATGTTAGAGATATTGTGTTATTTGGATCAGTAATAAACACAACTGGTGCTACTTTAACAGCACTAAGTCCAAATATACAAGGACTGCAAAACTCAATAGCCTCACAAGTTACTGCTGGAACATTAAACGCAGATTCAGCCAGAATGGCAACCAAACAATTTAATGCAGGCATACGAGCAGAACTTGCGGATCAGGGTGGTGCATTTAGTTCGATAGCACTAGCACAGAGTGCAGGACTAAGTGGATTAGCCAGTGATGTAGCGGCTTTAGCTACAAATCTGTTAGTACAGGTGACACCAGATAAAGCCGCTATTACTGCCGCAGAAGAAGCAGTACGAAATCAAAAGAAAACAACTGACGAGCTAACAGATAATGTTAAAGACGCATCGATTGCGGCCCAAAAACTAGCAACAGCAATACAAGATTCGTTGCTAGCACCAATGGGTCTTTTTGCTGATGCAACTAAAGGCATAACCGAAGGGATGGTCAAGGTTGTAGATAAACTTTACGAATTGGCTGGAGTAGTGAATCCGAACAAAGATTTCGGGACGTCCACATCACAGAACATCGGACCGGATTATACCTCAGTATCAGGAATTCTGGCTGACACAAAGATGTCAAAAGGTGGCGTTGCTACGGGACCAGTGAGTGGATATGCCGCAACCCTACACGGTACAGAAGCAGTTGTGCCATTGCCAGACGGTAAGAATATACCAGTTAATCTAGATACTTCAAGTATAACAACTGCACTACAACATCAAACAGCAACCATTTCCGAATTACTCAGAGCCCAACAGCAGAGTAACCAACTAACATCACAACTATTATCAGTAAGTGTCTAGGACGATAAATACACTAAACAACGGTTGACCTTACAGTAGTAATACTATATACTAATAACTGTAAATAGAGAGAATATAATATGGCAGGGTGGAAAAAGTATTTCAAAGCGGCAAATCCTAACGTAGGATCATACGGTCCGATAAGTGGTGGCGGAACTAATGCAGGCTCAAGTCAAATGCCAGCTGATCCAGGCTATAGGAATTTTGCTAGTAAATTACCAGAAGTGTATATCGGTCATCCAAACAGGACAGAACGATATAGTCAGTACGAACAAATGGATAATGACAGTGAAGTTAATGCCGCATTAGACATTATTGCTGATTTTATGTCACAGTCAAACACCGAAAATGGTACAGGCTTTGACTTATTCTTTAAAGAACAACCAACAGACAACGAAGTTAAAATACTTAAAGACCAATTAAATCAATGGGTTAGCTTAAATCAATTTAATAAAAGATTATTCAAGTTGGTACGTAACGTATTAAAATATGGCGATCAAGTATTCTTGCGTGATCCAGAAACATTTGAGTTATACTGGACAGAAATGCACAAAGTGGTTAAAGTTATTGTCAACGAAGCAGAAGGTAAAGAACCAGAACAGTATCTAATTAAAGATATTAATATTAATTTTAAAAGTTTAACAGCAACATCATTATCAACCAGTGATGTAATGGTTAATACTCCTCAAGTAGGTGGACCGACTGGAGCATATAATCAACCAAACAGTCCTTATGCTGGAGGGTCACGCTTTAGTCACGCACAGAACGAAGCGGCCATTGACGCAGAACACGTAATGCACTTGAGTTTAACCGAAGGACTAGATGCTAATTGGCCATTTGGTGTTAGTATATTAGAAAGTATATTCAAAGTGTTTAAGCAAAAAGAATTGTTAGAAGATGCTGTATTAATATATAGAATCCAAAGAGCTCCAGAAAGACGGGTATTTAAGATTGATGTAGGTAATATGCCAAGTCATATGGCAATGGCATTTGTTGATCGTATTAAAAATGAAATTCACCAAAGACGTATACCTTCACAGACTGGTGACGGTCAGAATATGATGGATGCTACATATAATCCATTGTCAACAAACGAAGATTATTTCTTTCCTGTAACAGCAGACGGACGTGGATCATCAGTTGATGTATTTCCAGGTGGTCAGAATCTAGGTGAAGTTACTGACTTACGTTACTTTACTAACAAAATGTTCCGTGGGCTACGTATTCCTAGTTCATACTTACCAACTGGTACAGAAGATAGTGAACGTACATACAGTGACGGTAAAACTACAACAGCATTGATCCAAGAATGGAGATTTAATCAATACTGTAAACGTTTACAAAGTCTTATTGTTGAAAAATTAGATACAGAATTTAAAATGTTTATGCGATGGAGAGGAGTTAACATTGATGGAGCGGTATTTGATCTACGCTTTAATGAGCCACAAAACTTTGCCAAATATAGACAAGCAGAAGTTGATGCAACTCGCATTAACGCATTCCAAGCACTAGAAGCAACACCATATCTATCAAAACGTTTCTTACTGAAACGATATCTTGATCTTAGTGAAGAAGAAATGCAAGAAAATGAAGAGTTATGGAATCAAGAAAATAGTAACGTAGATGATACTGATGTGCCTGATGCAGGATTACGTAATGTAGGTGTTACTACTGCTGGAATACAATCAGATCTAGATAACTTAACACCTGAGATTGATGACCTAGGTGGAGATCCAGGCCCAGCTCAAGTTGGTGATACTGCCGGTGCAGGACCCGACGGGGGTGCAGTTGTATAATTACAGCTACAATTGGTAAATACTGATATGAACATTATTGACTTATACGAAGACGACACTATTGAAAAAATGCCAGCCGGTTACGAAACCGAAAAGGATGACAATACGACTCTTAAACTTAGCGATCTACGCAAAACTAAGTTAACCTTGGCACAGATCAATCGCTTACGTATAATGAACGATGTTAGAGCATTAGAGCACGAACAAAAGCTAAAAACAGTTAAAAAACAGTATAAAATGCCAGCTCCAGATATGTCAAGTCTATAGTTATACCTCAAAACGATTCAAAAACATAGCATTTAACGCTATTACACCAATACCCCTGCTAAATATATTAACATAATACAAAGACATCCTGTATTATATCCGGATATTAATTTTTAAACAGGAGTTCACAAATGAACAACAAATATGAACAATTGATTGAGCACATCATTAACGATGAAGAAACAAAGGCTCGAGATATATTTCACACTATCGTTGTAGAGAAATCTCGCGATATATATGAATCACTAATTGACGAAGAAGATTTATCAGAAGTAGGCGGAAACGAAGTTGAAGGCCTAGTAGATGAAATCACAGTTGACGAACAAGGTATTGCAGAAGAAGACGAAGCTGAAGATCATGATGACGAAGCTATGGATATGGATGACGATGCTATGGACGCTGACGTTGAAGCAGATGCTGAAGAAGCAGATGTTGAAGATCGTGTAGTTGATCTAGAAGATGCGTTAGACGAGCTTAAAGCTGAATTTGATGCACTAATGGCAGGCGAAGCTGAAGAAGTTGTAGAACCAGAAATGGACGGCGCTGAAGAAATGGAAGTAGTTGACCAAGAAGAATTTATGGAAGAAAAAGAAGAAGTTACTGAAAATGTTGACTTAATTGCTGTTCCTACAGATTCACAATCAGGCGATGTTTTAATTGGTGATGACGGAACAGTTCCAGTTAACACAACTAGTCCAAATGCAGGCGAAAACGATATGGGTGGTACTCCAGTTGATTTTGCTGAAGGTGGAACAGAAGAGCCAAATGGTCAAACACCAAATAGTTCAGAAAATCCAGACAAAAAAATGTCTAGTCAAGAATTCCAAAATGAACCAGCTAAGAAAGGCCTAGCAAAAATGAACAAACCAGCTAAGAAAGATGCAAATCAGTCTGGTACACAGCTAGCGGCCGCAGATGGTACAGTTCCGATTCAGACTAAAAGTACATTAAAACCAATCAAAGCGTAATAGGAAATAATAATGGCTACATATCTTAAAGAGAACTTGACATTTACCCAGGCTGGAATAGAAATTCTGTCTGAAGAAAAGAAAGATGGTAAAGGAAAGGACTTGTATATGAAAGGAGTATTCATTCAGGGTGGTGTTAAAAATCACAATGAACGTGTATATCCTATAACAGAGATTGAAACAGCCGTTTCTACATTAAATGAACAAATCAAGGGTGGCTATAGCGTCTTAGGCGAAGTAGATCACCCTGATGATTTGAAAATTAATTTAGACCGTGTATCACATATGATCACAGATATGTGGATGGACGGACCTAATGGCTTTGGTAAATTAAAAATTCTTCCTACTCCAATGGGTCAGTTAGTTGAGACTATGTTGGAATCAGGAGTCAAACTTGGCGTTTCATCTCGTGGTAGCGGTAACGTGAACGAGGGTGACGGTAAAGTGAGTGACTTTGAAATAGTCACAGTCGATGTAGTTGCACAACCTAGTGCTCCAAATGCGTATCCAACAGCAATTTACGAAGGGCTGATGAATATGAATGGTGGGCAACAGGTGTTCGAAATGGCACGTGAAGCCAGTGCAGATCAAAAAGTACAGAAGTATTTGAAGCAAGCAGTTACACGCTTGATCAAAGATCTAAAAATTAAATAGGAGATCACAATGTTAGATGCTATCAAACCATTGTTAGATAGTGGCATCATTAATGAGGAGACCCAAACTGCTATATCAGAAGCTTGGGAAGCCAAATTAGATGAAACCCGTGAAACTGTTCGTGCTGAATTGCGTGAAGAGTTTGCAGGTCGCTACGATCACGACAAGACAGTAATGGTTGAAGCTCTAGACAAAATGGTTACTGAACAACTTTCCGCTGAACTCAACGAGTTTGCCGAAGAGAAAAAAGCTCTTACTGAAGACCGTGTGAAATTTAAAACACATATGGTCGAAAGTGCAGGCAAGTTTAACGACTTTATGGTTACTAAACTAGCTGAAGAAATTAAAGAGTTAAGATCAGATCGCAAAAATCAAGATAATGCAGTAGCAAAACTTGAAAAATTTGTAATCCATACCTTAGCTGAAGAAATTAAAGAGTTCGATCAAGACAAGAAAGACGTAGTTGCAACGAAAGTTAAACTAGTAGCAGAAGCTAAGTCAAAACTAGCTGAACTAAGAGAAACTTTTGTTAAACGAAGTGCTACACTTGTTAAAGACGCAGTAGCAACAAATCTAGGCTCAGAACTAACTCAACTTAAAGAAGACATCCAATCTGCTCGCGAGAATATGTTTGGTCGTCGAATCTTCGAAGCATATGCAAACGAATTTGCTGTTACACATTTAAATGAAAACAAAGAATTCGAAAAACTACAAGCAACAATTGCAGAGAAAGACGCAAAAATTGCTGAAAGTGAAACTGCACTTGCAGAAAAAGAAGCTCAAGTTGAAAGTAAGACAAAAGAAGTTGAAGCAATTACAGAAAGTGCAACTCGTAAAGAGAAGCTTGATGAATTACTTAAACCTCTAAATAAAGAGAAAGCAGATGTAATGTCCAGCTTACTCGAAAGTGTGCAAACTGGAAGACTTCAGAATGCGTACGAAAAGTATTTGCCAGCAGTTCTAAACAATTCATCTAAAGCTAAAGCTCAAAAGCCTGCATTAGTTGAAAGTAAAGAAGTAACTGGTAATAAAGAATCTGCTAAAGATATCGAAGAAGATCACAGCACTGTTGTAGATATTCGTCGATTAGCAGGGCTCAAGTAGTAAATTTTTTTATTAAAAAAGGAAACAAGGAAATGACAACCCAACTATTAGAAGGACGTTGGAACGAAACCAAAGATGCCCTGTTAGAAGGCTTACAAGGTTCACGTAGAACAACAATGTCCGTGATTTTAGAAAACACAAAACAACATTTAGCTGAAGCGGCAACAGCAGGTTCAACATCAGCTGGTAACGTAGCTACACTTAACCGTGTAATCCTACCTGTTATTAGACGAGTAATGCCTACTGTTATTGCTAACGAGCTTGTTGGTGTACAACCAATGACTGGTCCAGTATCACAAATCCACACATTACGTGTAAGATATGCTGAAACTGTAAATGCAATTGCTAATGATGATGACGTAACAGCTGGTGAAGAAGCACTATCACCATTTAAAGTATCTAGAGCATATTCTGGTACAACAGCTGGTAAAGCATCAGCAACAGCGGCACTTGAAGGAACACCTGGTAGAAAAATCAGTGTACAGATCCTAAAACAAACTGTTGAAGCAAAAACACGTAAATTATCAGCACGTTGGACTTTTGAAGCGGCTCAGGACGCTCAAGCAATGCACGGTTTAGACGTAGAAGCTGAAATTATGGCGGCACTAGCACAAGAAATTACCGTTGAAATCGATCAAGAAATCCTAGCATCATTAAGAGGACTTTCAGGTGCAACTCTTGCATATGATCAAGCGGCAGTTTCTGGTACAGCTACATTCGTTGGTGACGAACACGCGGCTCTAGCAGTAGTAGTTAACAGAGCGGCTAACTTAATCGCTCAGCGTACAAGACGTGGTGCAGGTAACTGGGCAGTAGTATCTCCAGCGGCACTAACAGTACTACAATCTGCAACAACTTCAGCGTTCGCAAGAACAACTGAAGGTACTTTTGAAGCTCCAACAAACACTAAATTCGTAGGTACTCTTAACGGTGCTATGCGTGTTTATGTTGACGGCTATGCAAATGATACAACTCCAGTATTAGTAGGATATAAAGGTTCATCAGAAGCTGATGCGGCCGCATTCTATTGCCCATATGTACCATTAATGAGCAGTGGTGTTGTGTTAGATCCAAGTACATTCGAACCAGTAGTAGGTTTCATGACAAGATATGGCTATGTTGAATTATCAAACACAGCATCATCTCTTGGTAATGCGGCTGATTACTTGGAAGAAATCACAGTTTCAAACTTATCATTCTCGTAAGAGCAGTAAGTTTTTAACTAGATGTATACTAAAAAGCACTCTTAGGAGTGCTTTTTTTTGGCTAAAGATAAATACTATGGCACAATACTGTGTTTATGCAGACAAAACTGCGTACCCGTTAGAACGGGTGCTTTAAAAGGAGAAAACAAATGGGAAGACCGGTAAACAAGAATTTCATCGGTGACGGAGCAGGCAAAATCCAGGTAACCGCAGTCAAATTTGCGGCAGGTGGAGAAATCCTAACTGAGTCGCATATCACAAAACAAAGATCAGCAAACAAATTTATTGTTACAGACGGTGCTAAAACCGAAACTTGTACACTAGTGAACAAGTCAATTGGCGGATTAGGTGCTAGTGAATTCTGTATCAACAGTACTAACAATGATGGTACTACACAACAAGTAACAAAACTTTACAATAGAAAAGCTCAAGTTGAAGACACAGCGAAAAGCAAGTGGGAAAAAAATGCTAGTGGAACACGAGCATCAACAGATACTGCTGTTATTACTGGAGCTACAGCGGCAAATCCAGTTGTTATTACATCAGCTGGACACGGCTTCAGCAACGGAGATAAACTGTCAATTATGAAAGTTGTAGGAATGGTTGAGCTTAATACCGAAACTGCATACACAGTGGCAAGTACTGCAACAAATACTTTTGCACTATCAGGTGTTAATGGTTCAGCTTTTACAGCATATACCAGTGGCGGTGAAGCTACAAAAGCGGCAACTACTGCCGGTGAAATTGTAATAGATGCACAAGCTAGTTAATTAAATTAAGATATACGGAGAACAAAAATGGGACGCCCTATTAATAACAGATTTATAAACACACCCACAGCGGGTATCGGTGGTGAAGGAGTTGATACTACTACTGTCAAAGTACACGGTGGTAATTCTTACTCGTCAGGAACAACAGTAACATTTGCAAATCCTCTAGCAGGTGGTACTACAGCAGTAGCAACAGTTAGTCTTGTTGCGGCGGCAGATACAGCACCAGGTAATGGTAACGTATCCGGAGTTACAGTAACAACAGCAGGATCAGGCTATGTTGAAGCACCAGTAGTTACATTTGTAGCACCAGCCAACGTGGTTGTAGATGGATTTACACAAATTGCAGGTAAAGTATTTAAGTTTTCATCAGGTGTAACTGAAGGTGTTTACCCTGGTATGGTTGCTAATGTGTTCTTTACAACATTAACAAAAGGAAACCCAACAAGAGTTGTTAGTGTTGACGAAGCTTCAGGTAATATCACAATGTCAACTGCTAACACAGCGGCAATCAGTTCACCAGTTAACTTCGGTGACGTTGGTAGACTTGGTAACATAACTGTTGGAATAGATGCGGCAGTAACTACAGGAAACACAATTCAAGTTAAAGCAAACATTGGGTCTACAGGATCATCAATTGAAAGATCCGGTGATATTGTAGCACAGGTTAGTTCTAATAGATATAGAGTTATAACATCAGATGGAACTGCTGTTTGTCAATTAGTTTCTAATTCAGGCGCTCAATGGAGTACTGAACTTAAAGGTGGACAAATGACTATAGGCTTAACAGACAGTGACTCTGGTACTTACCTTGCTTCGAAACTCAATAATAGAACAGTTATTATTGGTGCTTCAAATGGCTCAGGTGGTGACGGTACACAGTTTGTTAATGGTAATACTGCAAAGTGGACGCTGAACACAGCCGTTGCAAGTACTACACTAAAAATTAATGCAAATGAGTAGTTAGACTAGTCATACAGTAATTTTAAAATACCCCTTAATTGGGGTATTTTTTTCTATAGACGTATCTATGATAAATAATAAAAACGGGATAAACAATGGCGGCATATAAAAAACTTAATTCAGACTATACTCTTGATACACCAGATGTATATCTTACCGGTAACTTACACGTAGCTGGAATATATGAAACTACAACTGTAGTAGATCTACAAGTAGAAGACAGAAACATAGTTATGAATGTAGGGGAAACTGGCTGGGGCGTTGGCGGTAATGCGGCTCCTGGAACTTCTGGATTATTTGTTGATCGAGGATTACAAGCCAACGTTGGTATTAGATGGAAAGAGTCGATTAGAAATTGGGAAATAACAGCAGATGGAACAAATTATTCGAATATTTCTACTTCTGGAGCTACAGCAATAGTTAATGATACTAATCCACATCTAGGTGGAAACTTAGTAACAAACGGATTTAACATACAGTTCCAAACAGGAACTAAGATACCACCGACATTAGTAACTGGAAATACTGTTCTTTATTCTAGCGGAATAGTAGGCAGTGCAGGAAGTGGATTGTACGTGGTAAATTCTAAAACAGCCAGTGACGAACTAGTAACAAAATCGAAAGCCATAGCGTTTTCATTAATATTATAATAGGATAAAAGAAATGGCAATTACAAACTCTATATTAACAAATTCTTCGGCGGCGAATGTCTATGTCAGTGTTGGCAATACAGCTATTACTGCTATGTATTTTTGTAATACAGATACATCAGCAAGAACATTTGATGTATATGCTTGTCCTAGTGGCAACACAGCTGGCTTTAGTAACCTGACTAGAATATACTCTGGTGTACAAATACAAACAGGTGATACATATGTTGTTGATAACGAGAAATTAATTTTAGGTAATGGCGATATGATAAGAGCAAATTGCTCGGCCGCTACTGCTATTGCAATGACTGTTAGCTATATAGGAATTTAAATGGGACGCTTTGTTAAAAATACAATGTTTAGGTCTGGAAGTTATTCTATAGACTTACCAGCAACTTCTAACAGTTTCAGGCCAAATGTAACAGGTTACACAGCGGCTACAGCATTACGTTATAGTACTACTAGTAATGCACTGGAGTTCTTTAATCATAGTGCAAATACTTACTCGACACTATCGACTGTAGGTACAGGTTCGGCATTAGTAACAAAAGACACATTTACAGGATCAACTGGTATAAGTCAGTTCGGCGCAATGAGTTTTTCAATTGGTGCAGGACACGAAGCAAACGTGTTAGTACACGTAGCTGGCGTTTACCAAATACCTGGAACTAACTATGTGTTCGGTGGGAATACAACAATATCTTTCCTTTCAGCTCCATCAGACTCCTCAACCATTACACTCATCCACGGTTACAATTCTACGACACCAGCCTAATTACCTAGATAAATAGTGTTATAATAAAGATAGGTTGGAAATACTAAATGGCAATAAGTCGAATACCGGGGTTCTCTCTAAAAGCGAATTTAGATCGTAAAGGCACAGATCTTTATATTTCGTCGACCGGCACGACATTAGCATATTGGGACGTTGCAAATTTTCGATATGGTATAAACACAGATTCTCCACACCAAGCACTACACGTTAGCGGAAACACTATTATAGGAAACGGCCACGTCTATACTGGTGCTAATCTTGCATACGACCTAGGTGAAACTACAAAAAGATGGGGCAGATTGTATTCAAATGAAATAATGGGTACTCTATTAACTCCTCTTCAACCCAATGTAACAGCACTAGGAACATTAACTGCACTCACAGTTACCGGTACAAGTAATCTAGGGCAATTAGAAATTGCCTCCAGCAAATATATTAATATGGGCAACAACGTAGTACGTTGGGGAGCAGATCCAGTTACAGCACAAGATTTATCAACCAAAGCATATGTAGATGCACAGGTAGGTGGAGCCGCACAGAAAGGTAATGTAATTCCGTTAGGTACACCAACAGACGGTAATATAGCAGATGGTGCATACACTGGATGGACAAGCAATACTTTTGTAACTAATGCCATTGATGACTTAAATGAAATGGTAGATAATGTACGAACAAATACTTTTGTTAAAGCAGTTAGCTTTTCAGGATCTCCGTTAGAAGGTGGTGCAGGAACAACAGTTACATTATCAATAACACCAATTGGTAACGCTAATAGATACGATGTTGCTTGGGGCGACGGCAACTATTCAAACTCATCAGCAAGTACTGGACCAACACACACATATTCTACTAATACAGGAAGTCCGTTTACAGTTATAGTTAGAGCATTTAACACTGGTGCATATGGAACTGGAAGTGAAGCTAGTCAAACTAGAACAAATTACATAATCATATACACAGCAAATCCAGTTGCGGCATTTGCATTGTATAGAGCATCATCTGGTGGTAGTGCATTATCTGGATCTACTCTATATTTTACAGAAGGTGATACAGCATACTTACAAAATATTACAACCAATACAGGCAGTGCCACGGTAGCATACCAAGTTAATTGGGGTGACGGATCAGCCAACGTAGCAGTAGCTAATGATAGTGCATCAGGCGGAGTGTCTGGAACAAGGTTAGCATATAGATATCTATGGGGAGCAGGGTCAGGTACTGGAACAATACCTGTAAACTTATATCTAACAGCTCATAACACAGCAGACCCGGCAGTTATACCAAATAAACAAGTACAAAATGTAAAATTATATGATGCTAACATTGCAGTGCCAGCTGGTGTTAATACTAAGCTATTAACATTTAGTAGTAGTGTTGGTACTAGTCCGTTGTTGGCATTTAATGCCACAGATAATGTTGCAGGCGGTGCAACTCTATCAGCTAATTCTAGTGTAAGTAGAACAATTGCTACAGGATCCTCATTGATAAGAGCGGCATCAGGCAACATTAGTACATCATTTACCTATAATGCTAACGTTGGCTACCTACAAGCTGTAATAAACGGCACAGTTCGCGGAAATGTAAACATTGCAACAGTAACAGGTGCAAATATTTACGGAAACTTAGGTACAATAGGATTTGGTGATTATCATCTATTAAATTCAGCTGGTGCTACAGTCTCGTTCGCAAGTTCAACATACAGTCCGCAACGATTCTATGGATTTAAAGCAAACATACTAGCACGAGGAGACTTTATACAAACTGGTATAAACAGATTCCAAATAAATCATTCAAGCACAGGGCAAACAGCAAATATAGAATTTGTTAAAGATAACTTAACTGTAACACCAACTGTGACTGCTGGAACCTTAGCAGAAGGAACTGCTGGAACTAAACGATTTATATCTGGAGTACCTTATTATAATACAGGATCTCCTACTTTGAACTGGAGTGGCGTAACTATAGAAAATTGGATAGGACAGACCTATAGAAATACATCATCACCAGTACAAGCATTAAGTTCTACAAATTATGAAGGCACGTCGTCTTCTGCAATATCGACACAGAATTACACATATGCACAAACACTAGCAACAACAGCAAGTGGTCGACCTATAGCAAACACTGGTATAGGTGCGGCAAATACTATTAGTACACTATCAGTTCCGATTACTTCAAGCTCAGTAAGGACAATTGACTCAATTGCTGTTCGAGCGTATAACGTTAATGGTACTTCAAGCTCAGTACAAAATACAACTAAACTAGCAGTTCATACAGCCTCACAGAGTGGCATTAGTGAAATTGCAATTAGTTGTAATATTGCCCAAGGTGGTGCAAATACTAATCCTGCTAGGCGTACTACTAGTTTCATAGCATCAACTGCACACAATCCGAGTTACACAGGAACTACACAATTTATTAGTGCGGCAAATTCCTTTATTGAAGCTTCAGATCCAGGTGTAGCAGGAACAAGAGAATCAGAAATTAGAATAGGGGTAATTAAACATACGACAGCAAATTACTCGACTGGATACTTACCAGCTGGACCAAACAGAAGCGGAACAGAAGCTAGTAATTATCAATACTTTACAGCAGTGTTTCAGCGTTCAGGTCTTACAGGATTTAATACACATTTAGTAGCACCAGCTGGAGTAGCAGGTATGTGGGTAGCACTTCCAAATTCTTTCATTGATGATACTAGTGGAATAAATGGATGGATGGATGCGTTATCAACTACAGGTGGTAGTGGTCGACCAGGATCAAATACAGGATCAGGCGGAAACGGTAGTGATGGATGTGCGACAGGAACGGTTATAACCGGTAATACTGCAACAAGCGGAACATTTACGTTATCGATGGGTAACGTTAGTACAAGTACATCACAAGACAATCAGGTCCTAGTGCGATTTGCATTAGCAGTAGGGCAAACAATAACAACTTTGGCATTCTCGGCATAATGGAATTAGTATAATATGGCTCAACAACCAGCAGATTCGCAGAAGCTAGATTATCTTTGGAAAAAGATAGGCTTTGCCGCGACCAAAACTGATATTGCGGCCAATGTTGATCCAACATCAGAAGGTATAGCTAGTCCTCTACAAATACGTGGCGATAAGATAATGCGACAGTCTGGAACTATTCCGGCTGTAATGCCAGGTGCTAATACTGCTATAGTTGGAGTATACCTAACTAGCTTACCAGTTGAAACTGCAAAAAATACTGATCAATCAGTACCAACACAGACCTGGAAAACAGGATTAACAGATTGGATTAGTCCTGAATTTGGATCAACATATCAGGTTAAAGTTTATATAGCACCATCGGGTGCGGCAGGAACTGCTGGTGTTTCTACTAGCCAAGTGTTTGCTACAGGATCAGGAAACAACGATCAATGGTTCTTTGACTATCAGTCTGGAGTGTTAAACTTTAATGGACAGAATCCTCCACAGTATTCATTTACTGGGAACAGTGTTTACATCAGTGGAGCGAGATACATTGGAGAGTTCGGAGTTAGTTCAAGTGGTGGTGGTGTAGGAAATTACTTATTTTCTAATCTTACTATATCAGCAAATAGTTTAGCAGTATCACCTTATGCAAATCTAGTAATATCAACATTAGGTCAAGGTGCTTTGCAGTTTACAGGTAACTCTGTCGGTATACCGGCTGGAAATACTTTACAACGTCCTACGGTTGCTGGAGTAGGATACACTCGATGGAATACTACAACTGAAAATTTAGAAGTATGGGATGGAACTGAATGGGATGGAGTAGGTGCCGGAACAGTAACATCACAAACATTTACAGGTAATGGAGTTCAGGTAGCATTTACACTTAACAATCCAGCTACAACTGTTGATGTTCTAGTAGCCATTAATGGTACTATGCAGATACCAACAACAGCGTATGCTGTATCTGGAACAACATTAACAATGGGAGAAGCACCAGCTCCAGGTGATATAGTTGAAGTAAGGCAAATTGCAGGAACACCTGAGGCAGTTTCAATATTCCAAAAAGGTACTTCTAAAATTGAATTGCCTAGAAACAACGGACCTATAGAATTTACAACAGATAGTAAAAAAGTACAGTCAATAACAACATTCGGAGCAACAGTTGGTGAATACCCAGCAGTGGTAATACCGTCTGCGGCTTCTACTGTCACTATTGATAGTTTTTCAGCAACAACATATAGATCAGCAAAATATATTCTTCAAGCAAATACCGCCGCAGGAACTTATGAAGCCAACGAAGTATTAGTACTGCATAATGGATCTACAGCACTTGTATCTACATACGCTAACGTCCGATCAGCGGCAAGCCTAGGTAACGTAACTGCTAGTATTAGTAGTGGAAACGTACAAGTTGCATATACTAATATCAACAATAACACAAACGTAAGACTAGTAAAAACTCTAATTTTAATATAAAAATTCTTTGTTAAGTAGTGTGTTATCTTTACTATTCTAAATAGATGTATATTTCCAAATTGAAATAAATAACATTAAGCAACAGTTTATATGAGTCTAACAGGGGATATTGGAACCTGCCTAGTTAATAAAAAACAAAACTGAATTAACTTTTATATAGGATATAATTTATGGCAGTGACCAGAATACGCAATAACCAAATCCAAGATAGTGGCATTTGGGCTAATGCTAAAATAATACCGGGGTCAATAACGGGAACGTTAATGAGCTCCAATCTTGTTATAACAAGTGACTTTGTTGTCACTGGTAATTTATTTGTAACAGGTGTCGCAAGTTACACAACAATCGCTTCAACGAACACATTTGTTAACGATCCACTTATCGTATTCAACAATGCGTTTACCGGAACAAATACTCGTGATATAGGTATTGTCATGAACAGAGGATCAGATGCTTCTGTGGCATTCTTCTGGGACGAGTCAGCTGATGAATTTGTATTCGCTGTTACAACAGACGATGGAACAACATATGGTAACTTACCATTTAGTACATTAAGTAATGTACGAATGGGTAACCTTATACTAAACAACTATGAAAATACCAGAGTTTTATTTGCTGGTGCCGCTGGTTTAGTATCTAGAAGTCCTGGATTTACATTTGCATCAAACGTATTAACTGTCGGTGGTGAAATTACAATCACTGGTGCAAGTGCAACAATTGGAACAACAACCGCAGATCAAGATTTAGTTCTTGCTCCAAACGGTGATGGTATGATTGATGCGAATGCTACTAACCTTACTAACTTAGCTGATCCAACAGCGGATTCAGATGCAGTAACATTGAGTTACTTAGAATCATCACTATCAAGTGACGTGACAGGAATTGTAGCAGACAATACTGTTATTAGAGTTATTGATAATGGAACGAACGCTGGATTATTCCTAGGTAACGTTGATAACCAACAAGTAATGAGGTCTACAGCAAATAGCTTTAGCCTGTTTGGTCAAGGCTACGCTCAAACTACACCAATCTTTAATGTTACAAAAGCTGGACCAAATGCAAACGTTGCTACAGTACGAGGAGCAATTGTTGCTACTGGTAATGTTATGGGTGGATATGCTAGTTTTGCCGCACTTAATAATACACCAATTGGTAACGTAACAGCAAGTGGTGCTAAATTTACAGATATAAATGCAAGTGGATATACAAACTTAGCTGGTAACGTATCAGCTTCAATAGCACACTTTGATGCATTAACAGGAAGTGGCTACTTTAACATAGCTGGTAACATAAGTGCCGCAATAGTGAACGCAGGTGCGTTGAACGCAACTGGAACAACAACACTTGCGGCAACTAATGTAAGTGGCTTCCTTAACTCAAGTGGTAATATATCAGCCGCAGTTGGACATTTTGGTGCATTAACTACAAGTGGTTATTTGAACTTAGCTGGTAACGTATCAGCCGCAATTGGACATTTTGGTGCATTAACTGCAACCGGAACAACTACACTGGCGGCGACTAACGTAAGTGGCTACCTTAACTCAAGTGGTAACATAAGTGCCGCAACTGGACATTTTGGTACATTAACTACAAGTGGTTATTTGAACTTATCTGGTAACTTGAGTGCCGCAGTTATACACGCAGGTGCATTAACTGCAACTGGAACAACAACACTGGCCGCTACCAATGTAAGTGGATTCCTTAACTCAAGTGGTAATATAAGTGCCGCAATAATGAACACAGGTGCGTTGAACGCAACTGGTACTTCAACACTTGGTGCTGTTAATGCGAGTGGCTACGTGAACCTAGCTGGTAATATTAGTACGCCAGTATTAAATGCAGGAGCAGTAAATGCAACTGGAGTAGTAACTCTAACAAATGGTACTAACGCTACAAGCCCAACAAGTGGTGGACTAATAGTTAGTGGTGGTGCTGGTTTTGCACAAGATGTATATGTAGCTGGTAATTTATATGCGTCGAACTTAATCTCTACAACATACAGTGTTATAACTGTACAAGATCCATTAGTATTCTTTGAAGCAAATGCTCAATACCCATATGATTATGATATTGGTTTCTTCAGTAAGTACATTGGTGGTTATGCTAATGTATCAGTAGGAACATCGTTCTTTAGAGATGATACTGATCATTTCTGGAAACTAGTAAGTAATGTTACTACAATAGCTGGCGAACAAATTTCGTTGACTGGTGCATTCTTTGATGGATTAAAAATTGGTAACTTAGATGTAGCAGATTCAACAGCAACAACAAATTTTGCAACAGGTGCTATAAGGTCAGTTGGTGGTATAGCCTCTAAGGGGCAACTACGTGCAGGCCATGGTATACAAGGTACAGTTATTGGTAACATATCATCTGCCGCAGGTACATTTACAACTATTACTGCAAGTGGTTTTGTTAACACCGGTGGTAACGTAAGTGCCGCAATAATGAACACAGGTGCGTTGAACGCAACTGGTACTTCAACACTTGGTGCTGTTAATGTAAGTGGATTCCTTAACTCAAGTGGTAATATATCAGCCGCAATTATGAAAACAGGTGCATTAACTGCAACTGGTACTTCAACACTTGGTGCTGTTAATGTAAGTGGTTTCCTTAACTCAGCTGGTAACATAAGTGCCGCAATATTGAATGGTGGTGCAATTAACTCAACTGGCTTTATTAACACAACTGGTAATGTCAGTGGTGCTATAGTTAACACAGGTGCATTAAATGTAAGTGGTATAACAACACAAACCGGCTTCTTAAATGCCGCGGCTAACATAAGTGCCGCAGTATTGAATGGTGGTGCAATTAACTCAACTGGCTTAATTAACACAACTGGTAACGTAAGTGGTGCAGTGGTTAATGCAGGTGCATTGAACGCAACTGGAACAACAACACTTGCGGCAGTTAATGGAAGTGGCTTTGTTAACCTATCTGGTAACATAAGTGCCGCAATAATGAACACAGGTGCATTAAACGTAAGTGGTACTTCAACGCTTGGTGCAGTTAATGGTAGTGGATATGTAAACTTATCTGGTAATATAAGTGCTTCAAATGCACACTTTGCAACATTAAGTGCAAGTGGCTATGTTAACCTAGCTGGTAATGTAAGTGCCGCAATAGTGAACGGTGGTGTTATTAACGCAGGTACATTAACAGCTACTGGTAATATAATTGGTGGACAGTCATCGTTTGCTTCAATTAATAGTACACCAGTTGGTAATGCAACAGCAAGTAGTGGTGCATTTACAACATTAGCATCAAGTGGACTTACAACATTCACAAATGCAACAGATGCAACTACTTTATCGGCCGCAAGTGTTATTGCTAGTGGTG